AGCTCTCATTACTTTGTTTCCCAATAAGTTATCTATTGATCCACTACGAGTAAGTGTGTCTTTATTTGCGTTAGCAAGATCTTGGTTTTGTTGTGCTTGTACTTCTCGTACACCTTCAAATAAACTAGCCATATTTTTTAATTCCTATCCATTTAAACCGGCAAACCTACCAAATAAATTATTATTAGATAATGGATTGCCACCTTGAGCAAATCCAAAAGCTCCTTTAGTAGCACCTAGTGACCCTAGACCACTAAACCCTGCTCCTGCTGCACTACTTGCTCCTAGACTACCTCCTAGACTACCCCCACCAGTATAATAAGCCATACCTAAGTTTACTGCTGTTCCTAATATATTACTAAAAAAACTACCCTCTGCTTCTTGTGAAGCTAGGTCAGCTTGGTATTGTTGATTTGCTTGATTTGCCATTATTGCTGCTTGATTAAAATAACCGGCTTGATCTCGATTAGCTACGTTTTCACCACCGCCTAAGAAGTTTTGATAATTACCAAGTGCAGCATTTTGATTTCCAAAAAGTTGCTGCTGTTGTGCGTCCCCTGCATTAAGTAGATTTAAATAGTTAGTGTCTCTGTTTAACTCTCGTTCTCCTGCAAACAAAGCGTTTTGTAGTCGTTGTCCAGAAGTTACACCAACACCACCTCCTGTTGCAGCTTGAGTAGCCATTAGTCTATTAGTAGCTAACAGATCATCTCTGTTTAATCTATTACGCATTAACTTTAATCGTTCATCTGCAAACGTAACTGGACTAAATTCATTATACTGATCTCTAGTGTTGTCTGCTATTCCTAAAAACCTATTTCGTATATCAGATCCATCTGGAGATAATGTAACATTAGTAACACCATCTTTATTATAAGATGTGTTATACAAAAGCCCATCTGTTCTTGCACTGTTTGGTCTTAATTGATCTAGTGTCGGTGCTTTTACATCACTACCGCCACCACCAAATAAACTACTTAAAAACCCCATTATACTATCCCCTGTTTTGTTAGTTGTAACATTTGGTCATTCTGTTTAGCCATTGTATTTCTAAACGATTCTACTGCTGCACCTGTCTGTCTAGCTTGTTGTGCGTTCTCTATAAGCAACATTGGCATAAAAGTCATAGCACATCCAAAGTTATCTACGTCTTCTCCAGACTGTGGATTTTTACCTATGATGTGTGTGTACCACTGACACCCATGTTCTAAACATTCATCTCCAATTAATGGACATATCTTTTTCATTGTTAATCCTTAGAAGCTATGATTAAATCTAAATACTTTATGTTCATAGTTAGATCATGATCATGCTCTGCATTACCACCAGTAGACCCTGATGTAGCAGCAGCAGGTTGAACATTTCTATTGACACCCCCACCACGTTCTTGTAAAGCTCCATTAGGGTAGTCATAAGAGTGAGTATGTGCGGGTAACTCAGACACAGTTAGAGCATGTCCTTGTGTTGATATACTAGAACCAAACACAGAAGTAAATGCAGTAGCACCATGTGTCCCATCAGACCATGAACTGCTAGTAACGACACGCAATGCGTGGTCATTAAGACTTGCCGTTGTTACTCTAGTCCACCCTGTAGGGGCTGCTGTTTGATAGAACACCATCTTAGTACCAGAAGGAAATCCACCAACTCCACCATCTTGTAAGTCACCTGTGGCAGATAGAGTTGCGACATTACCAGCAGAACTAGGTACTGCTTTATTAGCTTTACTTCCTACTGCTGTAACTATAGCGTCAAAGTCATCATCGACCTCACTTCCCTTTATTAGTTTACTAGGATTACCAGTACTTAAACTGTCTTTTGCACTAAAATCATTAACCCTTGAATAATCCGTCACGTTGCTGAACCCCTTGCTAGTCTACCTAGCTTAATATATATTATAACTCTGGATATACAAAAACCAGAGCCATCTATGTTAACATCTAATCCTAATTGCATTGTGTCACCACTACCACCGTGCTGCACCATAGCAAATCTATTTTCAGTATCACCAGACCACTCAGCTAAACCCCACTCACCTGATGACCACTCCGAGCCAGATGAAGCAGTTAGTGTTTTTGTTCTTCGATGTACACTATCTTTAAAGTCATATCCTATTGTAAAATCTACGTCATACCCAGTACCACCTAGAAAGTAGGCGTTATACTTTTTAACAAACTTAACTCTACTTCTAAGTGATGGGTCAATTTCTCCCATGTCTATCCAAGCAGACCTCCAAGACATTAGGTATGGTTTATTTATAATGAACTCACCCTGTTCTAAACCATACTCATTGTATCCAGAATATACTCCAATCGCACCTGCTTTAGCTAAGTTAAGTTTACCAGTTCTAGTAAGTGCCATACTTTGTGCATTTATTGCAGTCCAAGTTGTAACTCTAGGTGGACTAAATCCTTTTAGTTCAGTAGAACTTTGATATGATTTCTTAAAATCAAAACAATAAATCAAGTCTCCTACTTTTACTACGTACATTCCTAACTCAGGAACATACTCAGATTTAATAGCTGTGTCATCTATAGCAGACGGTAAATTACTACGAACTTCATTTATTAATTCATCTCTTATAAATACAGATAACTCTTGTAGAGGTACTTTTTCTAAAGATACTGTTCGGCTTAAAGCTCTCAGTCCTTGAAAAGATAAAAATATTAAATCATCACCAATGTTTTGAACAGAGTCTCTAGCAACACAACCAGTACCAACAACTTGGTCAACTATAAGTAAGTTATCAGGATCGTTTATTCCACTAAATATTAAAGTATTAAATCTTGAGAATATAACTAAGTTGTTATTAAAAGTTGCTATTGAAGTTATAAAGTCATCGTTTCTTGCAAACACTAAACTAGTGTCTATTGACCCACCGCCATTAAGAGTGTCAAACCTGTGAGGAAACGCTAACGAAGAATAGTCTACTGTTGTTCTATCTTCACGTAGAGCAAACAATCTACCATACGCTGACAAAACATCCCTTCCTTTTGGCATAAGTACAGTAGTCCATACTGCTGTATTGTCTGATGTACTTGCTCCTTCAGTAGTACCCCATGATGGCTCAGAACTACCAGATGTTCCTGCTGTCTTACATACTAGATAGTAATCAGTAGTAGGTGACGCTGCTGCTTTAACTGTTGCTCCTAACGCATAAGCTGTTCCTGTTGCATATGCTGCATGTTTACTATGTAGCGTAGCAAAGTCAGTAGCTGACCCATTCCAATATATAGGGTCTTCTCCTTGTGCAAACCCTATTACTTCTCCTTCAAAGTTTTGAAACTTCCAATGTGTTTCTGAAACAGCTATAGCACCATTCCTTTCTACTAGAGTACCATCCCCTGTACATATTCTACCTACTAGTACAGTTGTCCATCTAGCAGTATTGTCTGCTGTAACTGCTGCATCAGCAGCGTTCCAACTAGGCTCAGTTCCGGCTGATGTACCCGCAACACTACAAACTAGAAAGTAAGCTGTAGTTGGTACTGCTGCTGCTCTGACTACATCTCCTACTGCATATGCTTTAGATGCAGCCCAGTTAGTGCTAGTTCTAGGCTCACCTGTTACTGAAATCATATGAGTTGTTGTTGTGTTTTTAACATATTCAAACAAAGTATCTACACTAGGGTGTCCTAATACTGGATTTGTTGTTGTTTTTTTAAATGCTTCTCTAGCACACAACCTACCAAAAGCATCAAATACAGCATTGTCTGCTGTCTGCGCCCAAGCTCCAGACAAACCACCGGCATACGCTTCTGAATTAATTCCGTTACTAGCAGGTAAATCTATATTTAATGGTACAAGAGGTTGGCTAGGCATTAAACTACCACCCAATCACCTTCAGCACCGTCATCTGCTGAGTCATAGTGAGATCTATCTCTTGATATAGCAGTTGCTAGATAGTCATTATATTTTTTAGTTACTTCATCAAACAACTGACCACCATCTTCACCACGTTCAGATATACACCTAGCCCATGTTCCGTGCATTATAGCAGTTTCAGCACATGATAAAACAAGAACACTAACATCAGTAGTTAAAGGTTCTTGTGGATTATATGCCCAACATGTAAAGTTATAAACTGTATCTGGTACTGGATATAATTCTATAATCATATCACCTTGATTATCATACCCTCTAGTTCTCCAATAGGAAGGTGACGACTGTTGTTGTGTTCCTAATTTAGTAACTCTATTAAAGTACTTATCAGACATGTTTTTTAATTCTTTATCTGAAGATGTATTAAATACTCCTAGAATTTTAGTTCGTTCATTACTAGCGTCTTCTGTGTCGTATCCTTCTACTTTAGTTACTTGGAATAAATTACCATCTGAGTCAATTACAGACAGTGCTGTTGATGTTATATCAGCGTTACCTAGATTATATAATGATTTTCCAGATGTAGTGCTAAAATTAAGTTCTGTTCTTAGTTGACTCCATGTCCACGCACTTTCTACTTCTTCTTTAACATCATTAAGAAACTCACCTACCATAGCTGCATATGGAACATCTGCTATGTTTTGCGAAGCAGTTAATTGATCTTCTCTTAATCGTAGAAGTATCTTATTTACTATCTGTTTTCTGGTAACATTTGTTGCCATTAGTAAAACCTCTTTATTATTGCTTCCATGACATTAGATTTTGTTGATGGTATAGGTACAGGTATTTCATAATTTTCACAGAACAATATTGATTTAACTAAGTTCATGTTTATATCTAGTATATTACCACCGTTTTTCTTTAATACAGTTAAAGCATGTAGAGCATCTACTACTATAGTAGTACCAAAATAATCTACTTTAGCTGTACCTTCTTTCAATTCTTTTACTGCTTCTTTCTTTTTCTTCTTTACTACCATGACATATTTCTCCTATGGGGATATGTATTATTAAATAAGGGGAGAAAGTCTCCCCTATTCTTTTACCAACTTGGACTTGCTACTAGTATCTTCATAACTCCTGCATTAAGTGCATCTGCTGCAAACTCACCTTTGTCTGCTTGTATATATACAGACACAACATTTGCTGCTGTTACTGCACACAACATAGTTGCTTGGTCAGTTCCATCACTTAAATCTACATTTATACTATGTGCTACTACAACATCACCTAGCGAAACGCCGGGAACTGCTAAAGTTACTGTAGCTGTATCATTGGCTGCTATTGCATCTTGGTCTGCCCAAGTTGCTGTTAGCTTCCACATCTGTCCACCAAACGCACCACCGAATTGCTCTCTGCCTTGTACAGCAGAATTGAGTGTTAACGTATTAGCCATTACTCATACCTCCTATTAAAGTGAGGGGAGTATTACCTCCCCTCTATTGGTTATGCAGGGACTACGAAAGCCAATGCAGCGTCATCACGCATTTCACCAACACCATAAAGAGTATCAGCAGTAAATAAATCACCAAGCCATTCTTGCTTGTATTGTGATTGTGTACGTACAGATAGTTGTTCTACGTGAACAAATGCCGATTTGTGCAGTAACATACCTGCTCGGAATGGAGTATCCGTAGGGCTAGATGAGTTCCAATCAACCGTGTGACCTAGCTCATCTACAAATGAAGCACCAGTAGGAGCAGAAGCAGTAAAAGTAACAGACTGAGTGCTAGTCTGGTTATTAACATGAATCCACGGACACTGAGTTGAAACATATACAGGTATTCCATATAAGTCACCAACTAAACCAGTACGAATTGCATTACCATCAGATAACTCACCAGTAAATGCTTGCTCTGTAAATCGTGAAAGACCTAATAGGTTATTCTTTTCTACAGGAGGTATAATAAAATAACGCTCTGACATTGGAACATCAAAATCATCTAATGTCTGAACCATTTTACGAATACCTACATCGGCAAGTGCTGTACCATTACCAGTACCTGAACCGGCAGCACCAGAAAAGTTAGTTGATCCATCACTACCTAGTACTGCTTTTTCGTAGGAGTTTGTTGCTCCTGCAATAGAACCACTGTTAACCGATGCACCTAGTAATTGTAGATCTTGATCTACTTGTTGAGCAAGTGAATAACCTGCATCATCTGTGTAGAATCTACGATAACTATCTATTGCTTGAGTAGCTGTAATATCTTCAATCAATCGAGAGTACTCATAGTGTTTGTTTATAGTAACATTAACATCACTTTCTGTGTCAGCAATTAAAGTTACTTGAGTTTGTGCAGCTTTTAAAGATGCAGCCCCTCTAGTTCCTTTAGGAATGTTTAATGTATCGCCTTTCTTACCACTATGGGATATTTTAGTAACTAAATTAGCTACTACTAAGTTGCTTTTAAAAGCACCTATAATTTCATCACTCCATATCTCAGGTATAAATTTATCCTGAGTAGTATTAGTGACATGATTTGAACCTAAAGCCATGATATATGTCTCCTATATCGTTATCGAACTCTACCTTCTACGTAGGCTTGTCTGATTTCATCAGCCATTTCCCAGTACTTAGTCGGATTTTGAGTTCGTAGATTAATTATTTCTTTTCGTTTAAATACTTTTGTACTAGTTTGTCCTGAACTGCCTGATTCAGTTGTCATATCAGCAACACGACTTTGAACATTACGTTCTTTATCATCAATAGAAGCTGTAGATACCGTTGGGTTCTGAGCTTTATAGTTAATAAGTAGTTCGTCTGCTGCTTCTAAATCTAGGTTATTGTTAGCACGACTATACAAATCCATACGAACATTTGATGAATTTACCCAATCGTTAAACTCTGGAGTTGCGACCACTTCTACAAAATCAGGGTGCTTACTTTTTAACTGTTGTTCTACAGAGTAGCTATCAGCTTTTGTAAGTTTATCCGTGACTGGTTTTAGACGTTGGTCTACCAATTTACCGATGGATTCTATTGGGTTATCGTAGTCAAATTCGACAGGTTCATCTACTTTAGTAGGCTCTGCTGTTTTTGAATCTAACTCACGTTGTACTAATTGGTCAGCTAACTTTCTCGCATTACCGAGTTCTTGTGCTTGCTTACCATATGATTTTTCAAGTTCGCTATAAGACTTTGCTACATCTTCAACAGACTTGTTTTGAAACTTAGAAGGTATCTGGTAATCAGGCTTCTCAGGTTCAGTGTTAGTATTTTTATTTTCTTCTGGTGTAGATTCTTCTACGTATAAATCACCTGTTGCAGGTTCTGTTTCATTTACTATTCTATCTTTATCTTTGTTGCTCATTTTTATATGCTCCTATGTGTCTTTTATCCCATGTAGCTGCTGCTGTAGGGAAGTCACCTGTTACTCCTTCCAACACAAACTGAGGTGAGCTTATAATAAATCCACTTAGTTTGTTACAAACTGGACAGGGCTTTGGTGCTTGTCTGTCGTTCATTTTACATGTGTAAGTAAACTTACCATGCTCCTTACATCTATACTCATATATCATTCTTCTTCTTCTTCTTCAGTTTCTTCTACATTTTGAGTCATAGATACTTCTAAATTTAGTACCATATCTAATACATTAACTGTACCGTTTATTACACCTGCTTTAAATTCAGTATCTATTTCATATGGTGCTTTAGTAACTACTGCATCTTTATATTGTTGAACTGTAGTTAACCATTCTTTCCAGATAGGTGTACTAAACATTTCAGTATATCGTTCATATATCTCTTGTTGGATCTTGTCCATTCATAACTCCTTGTGGTTGTGCTTGCATTTCTGCTTGTTGCTGCATCATTGCTTGCGCCTGTTGTTGTTTTTCTTTATCAGTTAGCATCATTTCATTTAATAATTGTAGCTCATCCGCAAATCCCTTACTGCGTACATTTTCTGTTTCTGACTCTGCTTTTTCTGCTTGAGCTAGATTAAGTACGCCCTTAGTCTTCTTGAATACTGCATCATTTTTAGCAATGAACTCCTGAGTTTCAGCTTGTCTCCGTGCTGCTTCTTCTTGTGTATTAGGTTTAGGTTGCATTGCTTCTTGTAGTTTCTGATCAATCATTGGAATCATTTCTTCTCTATTAGAAATAGTACTTAATTGATACAGTGACTTAATTAGCATCCAGTATCCTACACTGTCAGGCTGAGTTGTATTAAGTAGTTGTACTATCTGTTGTGTTTCTACTTCCCTTGCCATAATGCCAAGACTAGAATTAACAACAAAATGTAAATCTACCAGTGGGTACTTGTCGGGGTCAGCTTGCATGTATCTCCAAGCAGACTTTTTAACAAATTCATCTAACAGGTTAACTTCTATATTTAATAGTGTACGTTTGTTTCGTTTAATAGAAGCACTAACTACCATACCCATATTACCAGTTGTTTGATTAGGGTTTTGGTTTCTGGATTGTGCTTGAAAAGCACCTGTTCCCATTTCAACCATACGTTCTAAATCACCTGACTGATTAAAACTAGAAGGAGGTGGTGGGTTAAAGTTAATAGGAGCTATACTTTCTGCTATAGAACCATTAGTAAATATGGTTCTGCCGGGGTATACCTTAAACTTAGTGTTTAAATCGCGAGGTACAAGGCTTGCGTTTACTCCAATCATGGGTGCTACGGCAAAAGCCATCGCGTCAATCCTCGCTCTTAATTCTGCATCTAACGCTTTTTGAGGTGAGTATCCTTTTTCAGCTACTCCTCTTCCCCAAAATCTATTAGGAACTCTATCATGTTGATAAGCTATAATACTTCTATCGTGCATAAAGAATGGATTTTCAATAGCCCTTAACAAAACAGAATCATTTGCTATAGTTACAATAGCTTCTACCATTCCTGCTTCGTCTTCAGGTAAGTCTTGTGTCATTTCTAACTCTTCTTCAATGACCGAACCAATAGGGTCTAACATACTCTTAGGTACTTTACCATGATACTCTGTTATTTTAACCCAATCTTCTTTGCTAGATGGTGTAGTTTCCCCGTAAGCAGAGAAGTTATCATCATCTGAGTAGCTTCCTATCTCTACATTTGCATATATTCCTGACTTTTGTTTAGCTTCTATTTTATGAACATTGCTTCGCATTACATGAGCGCAGCCTATTGCATCATCTATACTTCTAGCTAGTGGATCTATTACAAACTCACGGGGATCTATTGGAATTAACTTAACGCATGGATATAACTTCTCTTCTGATGTTAGCGTTCCATCTTCATTCTGTATTGGTACACGATTCTTACGAGATTCAACTACTACTTTAGCAATACCAGTGCCGTATATAGCACCGTTTAATACTACTTCTGCAATGTTAGCAGGTACTTTATTAATGTCGTATTCTTTCATTAAAGTAGACAAAAACACATCCATGCTTTGTCTTTGTTGTTCATCGTTTATAGTAGTTCTATCTATATCTAACCATTTCTTTTTAGAGAACAATGCTTCTTCTAACTCAGCTACTGTAGCTTCTATAGCTTGTTGTAAAGCAGGTGCAATAATTCTACTACGCTCACTACTTCTAAGTTTATCTTCTGACTTCCAAATACCACGCCATAGCCTGTAGTACTCATCCCATTTATCTTTGTAGTTATTATCTCGGTAGTCTTCCCATCCTTCACAGTGACCTATAACCCAAGCTACTAGAGGGTCTCTTCCTTTACTTTCATTATTATTAGGTAGTCTATTCATATTATCCCTTTAGTATCCTGCAAAGTCATCCATCATTTCCCATGTGTCAACAACAGATTCATCTATATAACTAGTTACTGCTATCTGGTCTATATAAGCTAGTGCATCAAGCATATCGTCATGTGTTAGTGGGTTAGGAAAATCTAATGCTTGCTCTGCTAGTTGCTTTAGATAAGTTCCTGCGGTAAACGATACTCTCCCATGCTCTAACCGTCCTTGTAACGCCCATGTAACTCTATCTATTTTTCGTTGACCACCGTGTGTTAATTCTACTGGTGTAAAATAGATGTTAAGTCTTCTCATTTGGTCAGAGAGGTATGGCATAATGGCGTTCTTTAAACTACCACCCTCAATTCCTAACTTCATTGGTCTGTATTTCTGATAAGCCTTTATAATTTTAATACTAGTTTCTCTTACATCCCACCGTCCTACTTGTATATCCTCAACATGCCAACCATATTCACCTACTTTAACTATTGCTATAGCGTGTTGATCTAACCTTGCTAACCTACTCTTACTCTTTTTAGCAGTGTCTCCAAATCCCGCAGGGTCAACTGCTATATAATAGTTACCGCCTTCTGGTGTTTCTTTTATAGTTGTAAACATGTCAGGTTGGAATACTGCACCTCCACCTACATTAAAACTAGCTTCAAACTCCTGTCTAAATACATCAGCACTTAACCTTCCTTTCTGGTTTTCTATTTCTTTCTTTGGAATAAAGGGGTTGTCCATTGATTTAAACTCAAAACATGTCCAATCTTCATCACGCTCACCTTGTTTTAATAACTCATAAAAGTGATTCTTACCTTTAGGTGTACCTATAAACAAAGCACCACCCTCTACATCTGCTAGTGTAGGTGATAATATTTCTTCCCACACTTGTGGTTTCATGTCTGCATATTCATCAAGAACCACATAAGATAAGCCTACACCTCGTAGAGTATCAGGTCTATCAGACCCTTTTATATGTATTTCTCTACCATTTATTAACTTTACTACACCTGTATTTTCTAAAGTTTGGTTAATTACGTCTTTACCTAGACCTTTGATTAGCTTCCACATAATATCCTTTCCTTGTTGGAAAGTAGGAGCTACATAATATACTACTATGTCTTCGCCTAAGTTGTATCCTTTTTCATTCTTGTTTTTTAATCCCTCTATTAGTAAGGTTACTGCTGATAGGTATGATTTTCCAAACCGTCTACCAGCAGCACATACCTTAAACCTAGAGTTAGTTTCAAATATCTCTAACTGGGGTGGGTGCAATTCAAACTTTAACTGCATTATTTTGTTTCTAAAGGAGTACCTTGTTTGTATCCACCTTCTGCATATTTTAAAGCCCTCTCTTTGTTTGGCATTGGTATATAATTGTTATTCCTTAGATTGTATTGCATTGCTAGTCTATTATCTTTAAATTGATACAGATCGCCACTAGGCATCTGCACTATTGTTGGAAAAACGTACCAATTTCCATTATCATCTACTTCAGCAGCCATTTTATGCGTAGAAACACTTCCATCCTTATTCTTTATGTTTGGGTATTTGTCAGGGTTTTTAATCCTGTCTACAAACTCTGGTACAGGCATATTAAATCCTATTATTTCTTAAACACTTGAGCAATCTTCTCGCCACTTCTACCTACTACATAACCACCTAACCCTATCTTTAGTAATTGCCACAGGTCAGGAGGTAACTCTAATAGTGGTGCTTCTATCCAAAACAAACTAAGATATGGATGTACTAAATAGTTATTTGCTATAATAATAACAAAAACTAGCATGGTAATAGGTCTCCACTGCGCTGTTAGTTTGTGTTCTGACTGAGCTTCTGCTATTATAATATCAGCTTGTTTTTCAAACTCTTTGAATGAACCATCTAACATCATACTATTTAACTTAGACTGAGCTTCTACTTGCTTGTCTTTGTTAGGTAGTACTCTTTTTATTACTTCACCTATTATAGGAAACAATGCTGCAATCATTTATTTAATCCTAGCCTTTTTTGAACTGCTTTAGATAGTTCGTTTATATGGTAAAGAGGTACACTAGTAGAACTATGTTTTTTGTTAGTGTGTAGTGTTCCATCTTTCATTTTGTGAGAGTTACCAGTAAATAAAGTTCCATCTTTTTTATAGTGTTTCATGTTTTTCATATACTATGCCCTTCTTTTAGCAGTCTTTTTAACAGTTTTTTTAGCAGTCTTTTTAGATTTTAAAAAATCTGCTTTTGTAGGCGCACCCTTATCGCCTTTCTTTTTCATCTTTTCTTTACTACCTTCCTTAATGCGTTTTCTTTTTGCATGTATATTTGCATATAGTCCTTTCTTTTTCATTTAATACTTCTTTTTCTTTGATTTAGTTTTCACTGGTTTTTTACCATATTTCTTATTCATTATAATATATCTCCTGTTTATGCAGTTACCACTTTACTTTATTTGCCCAGTATGCTGCACTAGTTTTACCTTTAGCTATATTCTTAGCGTGTCTAGCTTTAAACGCTTTGTTTCTAGCTGACCCATCAGGACTACCTTTTACTCCGGCTTGTCCAAACCTAATCATACGATCTTTACCATTATCTTTTATAAGAACTACGTGTGACTTACCACCTTTGTTAGATGCTTTTGGTTGATTATATCCTGAAAAAGTTTCTCCCCTGTACTCTATAGTCATACTTTAATTCCTTGTATTATTTTAGTTCTTTCAATGTTGCTTAAATTAATCCAATTTGATATTTCATCTTTTGTTCTGTTACACCCTGTACATATATTGTGTTCATTTAATAAACACACATTAATACATGGAGTTTCTATATCATATGTGTAAATGTTAATACGTCCAACAGTTAGGTCTAGGAGATTCTAACTTATCATCTATATGTATAAATCTATTTTTTCCTTTTTGTGAAATACCTACTCCATTAAACCTCATTAAGAATATAACTCTAAGTAATCTATGTGCTTCTTTACCATTACATTTTATATCTACTGCATTTCCTTTGGTATGGGGTGAGTCTGCAACTCCCCCCACTCTATCATTATGTTCCATACATCTATAGGCAGAGTTGAGTACGATAGGTTTATTGTATCTGTTTCGTAACATATCGAGTTTTTCCATGAACACACTGTCCATGTCGGCTGTATTACATCCACATTTGCATTTAAGTTCTTCGTGTGTAAAATAAGTACTCTCCATTTTATATATCATCCTTGTTCTTTAGAGATTCTGGTTTTATCCATACTGTTGTGTCAGTATCGTCATCATCCTTGTCATCAGACTGTGTTGTTACGTCTATTACTTCTTTTTTCTTAACGTGATGCACCGTCATAAAACTATATATCCCCGTCCAACCTTTTCTTTGTGCGTGTCCTCGTAGTATGTCGTACACCATTTGGTTAAGTAAAGCACAAAATATTCCAGTCACAATAGTAGCTTTTAATGTTAGTGGTGGTATTGACAACAAATGTTCACCAACTTCTTGCAAACTGTACTGACAAAAACACCCAGATAAAAACCCTGATAAAAAACTAAATCTATATTGCAGTTTTACACTATAAGGTTCACATCCACTTTTATAATTAATACGTTTCCAGTATATAGTCGTAGCTATAGCTAGTACGCACCCAACAAAGAATGGAGATATTGCTAATATAGTATAAGCATACCACGGCATTTGAGACACATTTGAACCAACTGTCGCAGCATAGGCTAACGCTTCTTCTATCATTACTATTTAGGATATTTGTCTTTAACAGCTTTACACGCAGCGACATATGCAGCTACTTGGTCAGTATCTTCTTTAACAATACCATCAAGATAATCAGCCATAGGCGGGTATTCTTTTCGTCTATTTTCAAGAACTTGTGCTGCTGCTTCTGTTGCTAGTGCAGTTGTAGTGTATGAGCTTAGATTATCGTCAGTAGGCTGTGCTACACCCTCGACA